ATGATCGTGCGCCGGGAAGAGTGGATGGCGGCAACCGCGATCTTTACCGGGCAGATTCCCATTGTCGGTGAGGGCGTGAACGAAGTGATCGACTTTAGCTTCACCAACAAAGAAACCATCGTTACGGCGGAAAAGAAGTGGGACAACGCGCAGAGCGACCCGCTGGCCGATATTGAACGCTGGCACGAAATCGTACAGCGGGAAGGTTTCGTGAACTGCAATATCTGCATTATGGCGAAGGACGTTGCAACGGCGTTTGTCAACCATGCGAAGGTCAAAGAGGTTTTGGACGTAAAAGCCTATGATCTCGCGGTTATCCGGCCCCGCCTGCTTCCCAACGGCGTAACCTACGTCGGCACGATTCACAAGCTGGGATTGGACATCTACCAGTACAACGAATGGTATTTGGACGACTGGACGGAGCCGGAGGCCCCGGAGAACAAGCCCCTTGTCCCGGAAAAGACGCTGGCCCTTATGTCCACAGAGGCGGACTACTCCATTTACTACGGCGCAATCACCATGATTCCCGAAGAGGGCAAAACCTTTGTCACCGTGGAGGGCGACAAGGTGCCGCAGACATGGGTTGAGCGCCGCCCCGACCGACGCTTCCTGCAAATCAACAGCAAGCCGCTTACCGTCCCCCATGAGGTCAATAGCTGGTACGTGGCGCAGGTGCTGTAATGAACTTCAAAGATCAGGTGGAGCGGGACTTGACGGCAGTATTCCACAACAGCCGGGAACACGCTGACGTTGTGGAATTCTGGATTGACGGAATCCGCTACAAGGGGCCGATCATCATTGACGACGGGGGCGCGCAAGACCGGAAAAAGCCGTCTACGGACCACGTAGACGGCTTGGTTCTTGTCGATCTTGTGGTTTACGCCCCTCTTTCCCTGCTGAAACGAATTCCCCGAAAAGGGGTGAATATGGAGATCGGGGACCATATTTACCAGATCACAAAGG